CTCCTGTTTTAGAATTAAGTATAGCGTATTTAATATAAGCGTAAATATAATCTTCTGCTAGTTTATTAAGGCTAACTTTTGAATCATCTCCATCTTCCATTCCGTCAGAAATATACTCTAAAACACATAACTCTCCAGCCATTCCTGAACCAAAATTAATTACACCTGACTTTTTATCTATTCTATATGTAGGATTTATATTTGCTGTCTCTGTATTAAGTCCAAACATAGCACCAATAGGGTAATCGAAATACCAATTACCGTCAGAACTAAATCCTTCCCTACCATTAAAACTACCATCACCAATATACATTGTTCTTTGTTGATTAGTAATTCTATCGTAATCTAATATAGACGTTCCTTCAAGCACATTTCCGTCTTGGTCAAATAATACTCTACAGTTATTGTCTTGTAAATAACTGTTGCTATAGTTGGTTTGAATATTCTCAGTAAGAGGTCTTAATACACCATTCTTATATAAAGATATTCTAACATAATTTACATAATTATTTGGCAGTATAAATTTAAGGTCATCACAAATACTAATTTCTAATACTTTAATTTCCTTTAGTGCATCATAGTTTAATTCTTGAATTCCTCTCTTGGCATGAAATAATACATTATATCTAGTAGCATTGTTGATTAATTTGTCATTACCAACATACATCAACATGAAATTATTCACTATATCTTCAAGAGAAACGTACTGATACGACCCCCAATTTTCATTTTCTGGATTATTACCAGAATTTTCGTAGTATTGATAACCAGTTAAATAAGCCATTTATTATCCTTGTGTTTGTTTTTCTTTTGCTTCTTCACCATTTGCGAATGTATATAAATCTGCTTCTCTTATAGAGACTCCAGCATATTGTAATATTTTAGAAACCAATGATGGTTCATCAGATAAAGGAAGTTCAAAGTCTTGATAGTCAACTGCTGATTGGTCAAACAAAGGCTCTCCACCAACAATTAAAGAGTAAGTCCACTTAGGGTCTCTAGGAACTCTAATGTATTGAGTACTAATGTTTGATATAATAGTATCTGGATAAACATTAATATTATTTCCGTTAATAACATAACAAGGATATAATACAGAAGGAGCAGTTAAATTTGAAGATAATAAGTTCAAAACTTTACTTTGAGAAACTCTATCTACTTCTTTTGTAGAATTATATCTTACTGTATTTAGATAATAATAATCAACTGGTAATGCAAATGAATCAACTCCATAAGACAATGTTGCTGTTGAAGATAAACTATCTATAACTTCTTCTATATTTTTTACAATGTCAGCATATCCACTTCCAGATATTCTAGCGTTTTGCTTTACTATCCATGTATTATATTTATAAAAGTAATCTTCAAATATATCTAATTGAGCTTGTTTTGCATATAAATTAAAATCTTCAGGCGTAATATACCCAAAGTTATTCTTGTTAGCTACTGACATTACAGTACTTCTTACCGAATTTATCATCCTTAAAACTTTTTACAAAGATAATAAAAAAAAGGGTAGCAATTAGCTACCCTTATTTTCCTTAAGAGATTTTACTCTCTAACAATCTAAGCACTTCTAATCCTTCATCAGTTTGAAGATATGATGCTAATATATAAATATTGTTCTCACCAAAAGGTACTGTCAATAATTTCTTCTTGTTTTGTGGTAGGTTAAAATAAATATCTCTTCCTTTATTTTTTAATGTTAATAATCCAAGGTCAAAAAATTTAGCACAAGTATTTTGTAACTGCAACATTGGGTCATTAAGCATTTCTAAGAATTGAATAGGATAATTTTTAGAATACACTAAAACATCACGCTTTAATTCTGCTGTTGACATTTTGTCAATTTTAGATCCAAGTAATACTCTAGCTACAGATTCTAACATTTCAACATTTAATTCTCTTGCTGAAATTTGAGCGTCTAATTCATAGTTTAATCTATCAATATCAGAAGTCGCATCTTTTTCAGTATTAATTTCTTCGAATACCATACCATTACCAGGATGAAGTTCTAAAAATCTTTGTAAAACTGGATTTGTTTTTGGCACTTTTAATGCACCATCTACAAATACTATAGGCTCTAAAATAGCATTACCATCTTGTTCGTCCTCGAATGGACTTTTTTGGTTTACTGCATATCTTAAAGGTCTGTTTGATTCTCCGTCAAAATATAGTAATGATGACCTATGAGTGTTTCTTGATGAAAGCATATAAGTTAATGGTTTGCTTTTCTTTTTTAGGACATAAATTTTGTCCACTGCTACTGTAGTTGTTTTCATTTGATAAGATTTAATTTATTTAAAAAAATAACAGGGGATGTTACTCCCCTGTTAGGTATTAATTATGCTGTTACTCCTTCGAATAATACGAAGTTGTTAGCACCTAGAGTACATAAAGCTCTTTCTGATAAGAAGTGTACTTCCATAGCATCTAAATCAGATGTTTGAGCACCACCAGCAGAACCAGTAATCCATGTTTTGTAACGTCTATCTTCTGTTTCAGAAGCTCTATAACGAACGTGTAAGAATGGACGTTTAGCGTTTTTACCAAGAACTTGGTCATAAACTGAAGTAGAACCAGCAGGTACTAAAACTCCATTTACAGTTCCACCAACAATTCCACCTCTTAAAGAAGCGTCATTTAAGTATTTCCAATCTGTTTTATAGAAATCATAACCTCTTGTAAATCCAGAGAAACCTAAGTTCAATGCCATCTCTTTGTCATTGTCGAACAATCCATAAGAAGTTCCACCTGCACCGTAAGAGTTTTGAGCAGCTAACATATCATCAATATCGAAAGAGAACTGACGATTAACGAATAATACATTTTCTTGAATAGCCCCTTGTTTGTCAAGTCTTTGAATTATAGCATCAAAGTCTGTTAATGAAGTTGGGTTACCACCACCCCATACATTACCTCTTTGAGATACAGTATAGAATAAACCTTCAGAACCTTTATTTCCATAAACAGCATTTGCAGCAGCTCCAGAACCAGCTTCAGCAGGAACAGCTTCAATCATAGACATTTCTAAATAATCTTCGAATCTCAAACGAGTTTCATGCTCAGATTTAATGTACCATAAGAAACCAGTAGCTCCGTTTTCAGTAGTTACTTCTACCCATCCGATTTGAGCCATATCAGAACCAGAAACAGCATATTTATCTTTGATGATAATCGGGCTATTTTCAAAGATATCGTCATCAGCTTCTAAAGATTCAGCCATTCCAGTTGTACCTTTTTTGAACTCAGAACCATATACAAAACAAGTAAATGTTTTACCAGCTCCAGCTACACCAATACCAGCACCTTCATAAAAAGCAACTGTGAATTCACTGTTAGCATAATCAACATCTGTAATAATTGCTTTGTTAGAGATATTAGAACCAGCAGTATTATCAGAGATAAATACAGTTTGTCCTTCTCTAAATGCGATACCAGTAGCAGAAGTTAATGTAGGGTTTAACACATCTTCAACAGCGAATGTAGCAGTATCAGCAGCTAAAGTAGCAGTTGTAGTACAGTTAGTATATTTTGTATGCAAACGTCCTTGCTCAGCCCATTTAATAAGGTCAGAGTTAGACGGCATTTCAGCTCCAACTGCTCTTAAGAAAGATGCAACTGAGCGATTTCCGTAACGTTCAAATTCTTTCTCGTAAGTATCAGGAAGATACTGATTTAAGAAATCAAAGTTAGTGATGTAGTTAGTGCTTAACGTTTGTTTTTGAGCACTTGGCTGTAACGCATAACCAGGCGTTGGGTTCAATTGTGATGCCATTTTGTTTTTGTTTTATTTTTTATTACTCCGAATTTTTAGTCCGCTCCCACTATCACTGTTACTAGCTACTACTTTAAATCCTGAACTGCCAATTGATTGAGGAGAATTTCTTAATTCCATATCAATGTTTTTCATTTTTTGCACATTACCTAGTAACGCATCGGCTTTGCCTTGTTCATAATAGAACTTAGCCATTTTTTCAGGGTTCATTGCAGCTGCTAATGACTTATGATAACCAACATGATCAGATATCATTCCATTTTCATCTAAATACTTAGATATAAAATTTGAGACATCAGATTGAGCCATTTTAGTTTCGTTCACATCTCCAGGTAAAAACTTAATTACTTTATCCCCTACGTTGAAATCAAAACCTTTGAATTCATCAGAAAAAAGTTCATTCGTCTTTTTTTGAAAATATTCAGAACGTCTAGAATTCTCTTGTTGTTGATTCTGCGAGTCTTGAACATATTTCTTGTAAGCTTGGTAGGTATCTTTTTCTTCATTAGAAACTAAATCCGTTCTTGACTCAAGAGGAATCTTGTAAGTTTCTTTTGCATCTTCAAAATACTTTCTAGCTTTAGCAAGCTCTTTCTTCTTAGCCAATTCCTTTCTTTTGATGTCCTTTGGTTCATCAATATCCTC